ACTTGATGCTCCACCACGCTCAAATCAATCGAGGCCTGCCGGGCCAGGTGCCACACCTCGCTATTCTCCCGCTGAATCGATTCGATCAGGCGGCGCGTGGAGCGCAACAGGCGGGTCATAGCTTCGCGGTCTACGGTCATCGTTTCAGTTTCTCGTGGCATTCTTTTTCCACTTCTCGGATCAGTTCAAGTGCCTGACCGGCTTCCTGCTCGCGCCGGTCTAGGCGTGCGGCCAGGCTGGCTAACCGTTCCTCGGCGAGCGGGAGGATGCCGCGGGCCATAACCGTTCGGATGCCTTGCTGTTCTTCCAGGGCTTTCTCTATTTTCGTCTCCAAACGCGACCCCCAAACAATCCCGCCGATCAAGACCACGGCCAGCGATAGCAGCGCTTGCAGGTCGCTGAACGTCCGCAGCCGGAACCGACTATCCGCCTGCGCCTGGATCTGCTCGGCAACGAACTTGTAGATAACATGGGGCGGGGGTATTTGCCTGCGCTCATTCTCCCCATCCCAGCCGTTATCACTCATCCGCGTCCCTTTGTTTGCGGTCGCTGGTCATCATCCCGAGGCCGCCTGCGACCATGCCCGCGGTAGCGAAGATTTGCGCGCCGGTTTCCCATTGGTTGTGCCAGAACGCCCACAAGGCCGACACCGATCCCAGCGTCCACACCACCCCGCGGATCGTGGAATTTTCCGTCAAATGGTCGAGCAAATGATCAGCGTTCATCGGCCATGTATCTCCCGGTCTGCATCTGGTTCGCCAACTCCCGCGCGCGTTTGCCGACTTGCCCTGCCCATTTGGACTTCATCATGCGATCGGCGGCTTGGGCATACTGCCCCAGGCGGACATGCTCAAGCGTTTGCTTGAATGCCAGCAGTCCCGCCACGCCGAGATTGAAGCCCATATTCAGCAACACGTCCCGGCGCACGTCATCGAGGCTCGTGAACCAGGGCAAATGCTCACAGAGGGCATCCTCGACTTCCTTTAGGTCGTTGCGAAAGATCAGCATGATTTCATCCTCGCGCAGCCCCTTCGCATCGAGGTTGTGGCCTACCCCCACGGTCAAGCATCCCGCCGTGCACCGGTACGGTTTTGCCCTCACCCCCTCATGCCGGATCAACTGCTTTTCGAGGGCGTCGAGTTCCTTCATTTCTCGATCGGCCGATTGCCGGGCACCTCGCGGCAATTCTTCACGATCCCGGCCACGACTTCACACACCAAAGCCGCCCCTGACGCCGCTTGGTACAGCACCGTCGGTGGCACCCCGCAGCCTGACAGACTCAGGGCAAGCAAGGCTGCGTAGATGTGGGGCATTTCAGGTTCTCCGGTGGCCAGTTGCTACCCGGTGAGTTCAGGAACGGCAGCACGCGCGTTGTCACGTAATTGCCCTGTCCGCGCCAGCCATCACCCCAAGACAGGGACGAGACGCCAATCGTCTGCGTGGCCCATTCAAAAATTGTCTTTTCCGCCTGCGGCATGGTCGGCGATATCTGGCTCTGCTGGGCTTGGGGGATCGTGGGCACGATGCCCCTCTGCCTGATTTCTTCCAGCGTCCCGCCGAATTTCTTCCCTGGCACGGTATCCGGGTGCGTGAAAGCGCACCCGCCTATCGCGGCGATCGCATTGCCGAGCCGGGGGAACTGCGAGGCATCGGGGAGCATATTCAAACCCGTGGCCACGAGTGTCGAAGGAAACGCCTTTTTCGTCTCCGCAGCAGCCCGGATGAGTTGGTCGATGTGCACGGTCGGGTTGGTGTAGTCGGGCTGCTTGGGCGCGCCTTCCAGGGCGCTCTCGCCATCTCCCACCGTCACGGCCCACAGCCTGGCATCGCTGTCGTATTTCTTGCCGAGCGCGCGGTAGAGGTCGATGAAGTGATCGACGCACTTCGGGAGGTACCACTTGAGGGCCAGCCCTTTGATGTCTTTGGGGTCTGGGGTTTTCTGCTGCAACATCCCGAACGTGCAGCCCTCGGTGGACAGGTAGTCCGGCATGTTCCCGCCGCGCTCGTTGGCAAACGAGCGGTCTTGGATCTTGATCTGGAGCTTTTTGCCCTGCGCTCCCACCGCGCCTAGGAACTGATCGATCTGGGCGAAGTCGTAAACCTTGCGCCCGGGTTCCAGCTCCCGCCAGTTGATGTAGAGCAGCAGCCCTCGCATTTTCGGATGAGCCAATGCCGACTTGAACGGTTCCCGATCCCAGGCTTTTGGCCCGGCATAGGCCGCCGACTTGATCGTCTGGTAGTGGCCCGGAAACCACTTGGTCCCCACCTTGGGCGGGGGCACCACCACGGCATCGAGGGCAACCGAGAGGGGGTTTTGCGTAGACCGGATGCGCACGGTGGTCGCTTGGTCGTTGGTGATTACGACGGCGCGCGACTGACCGGGGGGTAGGTCGAAGGCAGCAGGGTCGAGGGTTAGAGCGGGGGTCGTCCCCGCCACCATCACCAGCGCAATCAAAATTCTATGCATCGCTCGCCCTCGGTTGCTCGCGTGAGTTTACACCACATCTCGTAGGGTTTTGCAAAGCGGGCACTAGATGTTGTGGTTTGATTGCCTCCACCATTGCGATTCGCTCACCGATCCAGCGCACCACCGGAACGGCAAAACTATTTCCAAGCGCCTTGTACCTCGGCCCATCCGGGCAGGCTTCGGCCGACTTGTTGCGGTAGGGAATGCGGGTGTAATCGTCTGGGAAGCCCTGCAAACGCTCGCACTCGATCGGTGTTAAGTGGCGCACATGACTACCTATCACTGCCCCGTTGTGTCGTCGGCTGCCGTTGTTGCTGTCGAGCGTTGCGCGTGTGTCGCCAGATCGCACACCGGATTGGCTTGATTGGAAAGCCACGGCCGCAATCGGCGCGGCGCGACTACGATCTGAACTCGTGGTTAGCGGTCGTGCTGTTTGGCATTCCTCAAACTCACCGGTTTGGTAATCGCTGGCCATAAACGCCCCCGGCACCAACGGCGTTCCCCGTCCCGTGCCGTCCTCGCTGGCGTCGAAGCCTTCGGCGCGTAGGAAGTGCGCCACAAGATTCTCGTGGCTGTCTTGAGCCCTCGCGCGCAAAGTGCCAAGTCCTTCTTGCCAAAATCCGTTGCCCGTCATGTGGCACGGCACCAGCGTCGTCGTTTCGTAATCCTGACGACTGCCCTCGCCCGTTGTGTCACAACGGGCGATCAATCCGCCATCAAGGTCTAAGTCTGTCCCGAGTCCGCCGCCGCCTTGAGTGCGTGCGCTAATGGTGGGGGCAACTCCTTTCCCCGCTTCTCGGCTCGGCGCAGGATGCCCCGACAGGCTGTGGGGCTCAAAAAGTACCGCGGCGGGACGGTGCCAGTCTCCAAGATATCCGACAACGAAGACGCGACGGCGCCGCTGTGGAACTCCAAAGTATTGAGCGTCAAGGATTCGGTAAGCCCACCCATACCCGAGTTGCCCCAGCGCCCCGAGGAAGGCACCAAAGACCCGTCCTTGGTCGATGGACAGTACTCCGGGCACGTTCTCCCATACCACCCACTTGGGCCGATATTGTGCAACCACCGCAAGATAGGTAAGGGTGAGGTTGCCGCGCGGATCGCTAAGTCCCTGCCGGAGTCCGGCGACGGAAAAGGCCTGGCAGGGGCTTCCTCCCACAATGATGTCTGGATTGGTTTCTGGCCATTGTTCATGTTGGCTCACGTCTCCCAGGTTCGGCACGTCGGGGTAATGGTGCGCCAGCACTGCGCACGGAAAGGGCTCAATCTCAGCCACTGCGGCGCATTTCCAGCCGAGCGGGCGCCATGCCACGCTGGCCGCTTCGATCCCGCTGAATAGGCTCATGAAGCGCATCAGATCGCCCCGAACGGTCTGGACACAATCGCCAGATGCCGCAGCAGCTCCGTCTCAGGCGTCGGCCACGGTGCCTCCGGATCGGCGTAAGGCCCGCGCTTGGCGCCCCTCCGGGCGCAGCGCCAACAGCAGGGATCCAATCTCATCCGGTCGGCCCGGCGCGAGAAGGGTTGATTGCAGCACCGCGAGAACCCCTCGGCGAAATAGTGCCCCTTGCGGTACGCGAGTTCGGTCACGGTGTAGGCGCCCTGCTCGCCGAGTAGGTGTGTGGGGGGGTTAGGCTTCGGCGGCATGGAACAGATCCACCGTTTTCATGCTGTGGCAATAGGGGCTGAACCAACAATCGCCACGGTTTAAGTTATTTGGTACACTGCCCACATGAGAAACAAATCTGGGCAATTTTTGGCGGGGGCTGTCTCGGAGCACCGGGCAGCGCTGGGGTCCGTTCGGATCAGAACCCGACACAAGCGCGGAGGTGAAAAGCGCGCTTACGTGAAGGTTGCGGAGCCCAATGTGTGGCGTCTTCGCGCTCACGTCGTTTGGGAGTCGGTGAATGGCCAGATTCCGCGGGGGATGGTCTTGCACCACGTCAACGAAGACAAAACCGATGATGCTCTGAGCAATCTTGCTTTGGTGACCAAGGCGGAACACCTTGCGCTGCATCGAGATGAATATTCCGAGCGCATCACCGCGAACTTCACCGTCCGGCGCCAGGAATTGCGGTGGTCTACCAAGAGCAAAACCAAGAAAACCGGAAGGCACCCAAAAAACTGCGAATGCCCTTTGCATCGCTCGCCGCAATAGGCTGGGCGCCTTCATGTTTTTACCCCCCGAATGACGTTCAGCTCGATCAGCCGCCCGCCGTACTCGTCTCGCAAGCGCTGCTTGCATTGCTCGACCGTCTCCCCTGGTCGGGGCATCTCGGTTGAGTGCCCTGGCAGCGGTTTTTTGTTTGAGCCCATCAGGCGGTAGCGCAGGATTTCCACAGCCATTCCCGTATCAGTTTCCCAATTGCGTTGAACCTTGCGTCTCTCAGGCGCCTTCCTGGGCCATTCCCTAGCCACTTCCCCGCTCAAATTTCCCACCGACGTAGTTTTCCAAGATTTCCCGCCCCTGATCGACCCCATACGCCACCTCGGCCCGGTAGCCCTGACCGGCGAGGCGGGCGAGCCACAAGCGTTGCTCCGTCCTGACCGAGCACCATGTGGATCCGGTCGGCTTCATCTCGACCGCCAGCCCGTGGTAGATCCCCGAGGGCAACAGCAGCAGCAGATCCGGAAACCCCGCCGAGACCCCCATTGCCTTCAGCCGGCCGGCCTCGCGCTTGCCGCGCAGGCCGCCGTTGGGGACGTGGATCAGCGAGCGGGCTTGCTGCGGATAGGCCAAGCGAAACCACTCGACCACCGCCATCTGCTCGCGGTCCTCATGCCGCGGGGTCCGGATCCGCTTCGGCGCGGCGAAGAAGTCACGCTGCAGGGCGGTCTTAGCCATCGAGCTTCCGCCCGTGAGTCATCGCGACCGCCAAGTCCATCAGCGTGACGGCGCTGAGGCGGATCTGATCAGGGGTGACTCCCGGCCGAACCCGAATCCCGTCCGGGCCGATGATCAGCCAGCAGGCATCGATCGCGGCCTTGGTCTCCGCGGGGGTCGAGAGCGTGCGGGTGATGCTATCCACGCCGGTATCTCCGGGGCTTTCGCGGCGTTGGTTCTGGCTTGGGTTGCTTCTCGAACACCCCCTGCGTGTAAGCGTCGGCCTCGAAGCGAATGGTGATCGCCGTGGGTTTGCCGAAGGCTGCCGCGATAGCGCGCAGCCAAGCCGCTTGCTGGGGGTCTATGTGGACCAGTTCGGCGAAGGCTTCCTGCTTGTTCATTGGTAGAGCGTTTTCTGTTTCAGATCAAACGCCGCACCGTCTTTCAGGCATTCAAGTAGCGCCTCTGTGTCTTCATAAAATAGCCAGGTTGCCATGTCTTCTATGCGGACCAAGTGATAGCCCCATCCGTCGTTCCATTCGTCCTCAAGGTAGAACATGGTTTTGACCATGTACCACCCTGGCTCTGGGTTGGCGATGATCTCGCCTGACTCGAAACCACCCTTCAAAACGCCGTTAAAGAACATCCCCACTAAGCCGTCGCTCTCTTTACTCATCTCTCTATATCTCTCTTGTGTGTGTGTGTTAGGGAAGGGTGAAAGGGGTAGGAAAGGTGATACAACCGATAGAGCTGGTGTAGCTGGTACAGCCGGTACAGCCGGTACAACTGAGGGATCAAGGGGTTAGTGTCCATGGGTGGATCGGGTTGTACCGGGTTATACCGGGTTATACCAGAGGGGGTGTCTACCCGGTATAACCGAGGGATCATAGACTTAGGCCCTATTTGGGGGGGTGTTGTACCGGTTGTACCGGTATACGTATACGCGCGCGGTATACCGTCATTCTCGGACCAGATAGCCATCATCAGTCCACTCGATCAGCCCCGCGTTCCGTAACTTTCCGCACAGGCTGTAAACGGCGTTCCACTCCTTGCAGCCCTTCACAATCGTGGCCCCCGGATAAAGCAACGCCGCTAGTTCCGGCCCACGAATCGGCCCGTGTTCGCGGATCGCCACGAAGACCTTCTTGCGCTCGGGACTCATGCCGACGTGCGGCCCTTCATCGGTCATCGTCCATTGCTTGACCTCGCTGTCCCAATACAGCTCAAAGCGGCTTTCCACCACATCCCTCCCGGTGACATGCAAAACCGCTTCATTGCCGCCGCGGGGGCGCTGTAGCGCCCAGACGTTATCTACCCCACCGGCAAGCCCGTTGCTGCCGCTAATCAGGTCAAGAACGTCGTCGCTCTTGTTCTTGTTGGTGTGATGAATCAGCACAAACGCGGTCTTCGGATGCTTGGCGGCCAATTCAATAAACGGGCGCCCGACCGCATAGTCGTTGTTGTAAACCTTGTCGCCGTTCTTCTCTTCCGAGCGGATCATCTTGATGGTGTCAACGATGATCAGCCGGTAATCGAACTCTTGAAGGAGTGCGTCTAGATCGGCCGCGAGGTCTTCATCCAAGCGCGGGCTGCTGGTTTCGTAGTAAAAATCAGCGGGGCATTTGCCGCCCCGTAATGACTCATTCAGGCGCCGCTTAATCCGGCGTTCGTTGTCTTCCAGGGCCATGTAAAACGTGGCGCCTGGATCGCACTGGATGCGCCCGAACATATATCCCCCCGCGGCGATCGACACCCCCATATCCATGGCGAGATAGCTCTTTCCAGCCTTGGGCGGCGCCACCAACAGCGTCACCCCTGCCGGTAAAATGCTCGGGATAACCCACATCAACTCGGGCATTTCCTTACAAAGCAGGTCGCGCGCCTTCTTTGGTCTGAATCGTTCCTTTTTTGGCCTCTTGGGTGGTTCTTCTTCCGTCTTGGGCGTTTTCTTCGCTGCTTCCTCCGGTTCCCGTCCGCTCTGCAACGCCCAAACGGTCTTCGGATCGAGGTCAAGAGCCTGCAGGAACTCCCCTTGCTCGCGGTTCTCGCAATGACTGTGAAGGCAATGGAACTTGCCAAAGCGCACCCCGCCGAAGTTTGGCAGCAGGTACACCGTGGCAGTGTCACCGGATACGCTGGTGTGTGAGTCGCCGCAGGGACAATGCACCGCGAACTTGCCGGCGCTCAGTTCCTTTTTGATCATGTTCCGCGCGGCCAGGGCCGTCAGCACCGGGTCGCCTTCCGCTATCGCTGCGGCGCGCTGATCGGCGCGGTATTCCTCGATCGCTGGGGGGGCCTTTGCCAGCAGCTCGTCAACGTCGAGCGGTTCGCCATCGCTGCGCCAGATTTTCGAGGTCGTTACCGGCGTAAACACCGGCTGCTCGGATCGGTACACGCTCGCGTCAAGCTGGATGTGGGCGCCAAAGCGCGCTTCGAGTTCCGCCTGGATCACCAGGCCCACCCGCCGACACTCTTCGCGGGTCATGTCGCGGGAAGCGTTGATAATGGCGCGGGCGCGGGGCTTTGCTTCGGTGTGTGAGGCGGTGGTGTAGCCAAAATAGTCGTAGCGGCTCAGATACAGACACACATCCTGAAACGTCTCAGGGCCGTCGATCAGGTCGAAATCGAGCGGGAGCCATTCCCGCGGGAGTGCGCCCTCTTTCTTGCGCCGGCCGTCGCCGTTGAACGGCGCGGCCACGTAGGTCATGCCCTTGCGGGGTGAACGCAGCGCCAAGACCCTTTCTTGAAAATCCCGGAACGTCTCGGCCGTTTCGTTGACCGGGTGATTATCAAAGGTGTTCTGCCCGACGCTGTAATGAATCATGAGTGCGCCCGCTCGTGACACTCACGGCACAGGGCGACCAACTCGAACAGCAGTTCATTGAAGACGTGCTTATACGTCAGGTGATGCACTTCCGTGGCAGCGCAGGCCCGACAGCCTTCGCAGCGCCCCTCACTGCGTTCCAGCACTAGCCGGCGTTTCAATCGCCATTGCGGCGTCTGCAGGTAGTTTTGATAGCGCTCCGTGTGTTCGATCCGCTCATCATCCACCGCGGCCATGCGCTCAAAGCGCGCCGCCTCATAGACGGCCACCCGTTGTGCGTTCCAATCGGCGCCGAGGGTGTCATTCCATGTTGGGCAGAACTCCAAGGTGTTGTTCTGCTGCTCCAGCATCTCCGCGGCTTTGCTCTTGGCGATCGCCGCCGAGGTCGCCATGCCGCAGCGTAAGCATTGCTTGTAATAAGCCTTGGATCCGTTCGAGAGGGTGCGAACCACCAATTGATCATGCCGGTGTTCGCAATCAAGAGACGTTCGGTCAAGCATCGGGGTCTTCCGTGTTGGTTATCAGGTCGTCGTCTATGCCGGCTGTACGCTCCCACTCCCCGCACGGCTCGACCGCGAGGCGTCGATGCCAGAGGCACATCAGGCGCGGCTCGCCGTCCACCCACTGACTAAGGCTGTGGGCGCAGTGGGCGCAGCGTCTCAATTCTCTTTCGGCCACAGGTCTGGTCTCAGCTTGTGCTTGGGGATCTGAAAAACCTTGTGAATTTGTAAGGCTCTCTCAGCCGGGAGGGTGGTCGTTTCCCACTTATAGGTTGCTATCGGGCTGATCCCCAATTGCCGCGCAAAACCAGCGCGGCCGTGGGTTGCGACAAGTTTTTTCAATTCCTTCAGAGCCGAAGCACGGATCTTTGGGCCTTTTGGGGCTGCCATAAAATTTACCTCAATGGTTGGTCGGCAGATAGTAGCGCAAAAACGCTTGCGTGTGGCCCTTACTTAAAGTTATCATTCGGCTCCACTCAACGCACCGGACCACTTCCATGCAAGCCCTAACCGCCTTCCTCACCCTGACCGCTTGGGCGGTCTTGTTCACCATCGCGGTCTTTGGCTCGGCGGGGTGGTTGTGACTGACGAACAACATCATCACGTCAGGCTAATGCTGCAGCTCAACGACTTCATCCGCGCCTGGTATTGGGCCATCGATAACCGCCCGGGTATGACGCCGGGCGTTATCGCTTGGATGTGGCAAAGGCTTCTCGATCTGGACGAGGCCGAACTGTGATCACAATGCCCGCCGAGGAACTGTTAAGCGTCTTGCGCGAATTGGTCGAAGCAATCGACTTAACGCACTGGTCAAGCTGGCAAACGACGGCCAAGTTCGACGGCCCATTGCAAAACGCACGAGACGCCATTGCGCGGGCTCGGGCTGATGAAGAACGGACCGCGCCATGATCACGATGCCGAGCGCCGAATACCACCGGCGCCCCGAGGTCAACAAGTCGCTGCTGGACCTCATCGAAGCCGCCCCAGCCAAGGCTAAGGCGCGCCTCGATGGCGCGCCATCCGAGCCCACCCCGGCGATGCTGCTCGGCACTGCGTTTCATGCCGCGGTGCTGGAGCCGGAGACGCTCATCAAGTCCCCGGAGTTCAACAAGCGGTCCAAGGAAGGCAAGGCGGAAGCCGAAGCCTTCGCCCAGGAACACGCCGGCAAGGTCATCGTAGACCCCGACACCTTCGCCACCGTCCAGGGGATGCGCGAGGGCGTCATGCGCCACCCGGTGGCAAGGCGGATTTTCGACGACGGGATCCCCGAGCAATCGTGCTTCGCGGAGCTTATGGGCGTCCCGGTCAGGTGCCGGCCGGATTGGGTGAGGCCGAGCGCCGACCTAATCTGCGATCTGAAATCCACATCGGATGCCAGCCCGGATCAGTTCAGCCGCTCGGTCGCCAACTTCCGCTACCACGTCCAGCACGCTTTCTACCAAGACACGATCCAGGCCGCTGGCTATGCGGTGCGCAGCTTCGTGTTCGTGGCGACTGAGCGCGCATTTCCGCACCTCTGCGCCGTCTACGTCCTCGATCCGGCCGACGTGGAGCGGGGCCGGGAAGCCTACCGGCGCAACCTTGAGACCTATCTGGAGTGCCAGGCGTCGGGGGTCTGGCCGGGCTATGACGAGGGAATTCGGGTGCTGCAGCTCCCAGCGTGGTTCCGGAAAGCCACCCAAGGGGATTTTTGATGGAAACAACCAAACCAAAGCGGCTCTGCTCAATTGATGGGTGCGGGGAGAACCATTACGGGCTTGGGTTATGCAAAAAACATCATTGGCGACTGCGCCAGCATGGCGACCCAAACAAGACCACCATGCGGGCAAGGGGTGAGGGAACGATAGTAAGCGGGTATTGGGCGTTTGGTGACAAGAACGGGAAAAACCGACTTGCTCACGTCCTGATTGCCGAAAAGGCGCTTGGCAAGCCCATCAAGCGGCCCGTACAGATCCACCACGTCAATGGTGACCGGCTCGACAACCGCAACGAAAACCTCGTGATCTGCCCGAACGATGCCTATCACTTCCTGCTTCATCGGCGCACCAGGGCGCTAGACGCAACAGGCAACGCGAACGCCCGAAAGTGCAACTACTGCGGGCAATGGGACGATCCGGAGAACCTTTATATCTCGCATCACGCATGTTTCCACGCGGCTTGCCGTGGGGAATACAAACGAAACATTCAACAACAGAGGAACCAATGATGGCCGCCGTTCTAGACCAATCCAATCAAATGACCCTGCGCGACAATCAAAGCGTCGGATTCACCACGATGGCCGGCTTTGAGTTCGTCCAGAGGGTGGCGAAGATGCTCGCATCGTCAGCCCTCATCCCTAAGGAATATCAGGGCTCAGTAGCGAATTGCGCCATTGCCTTGAACATGGCCAGCCGCATCGGTGCGGATCCGCTGCAGGTCATGCAGTCCCTTGTGATCGTGCACGGGCGCCCGACGTGGAGCGCTCAATTCTTGATCGCTTGCTTTAACCAGTGCGGGCGTTACACCTCGATCAAGTACCGCTTCACCGGGGAAAAGGGGAAAGACTCTTACGGTTGCATTGCCTACGCGCAGGAACTCTCCACGGGTGAAACGATCGAGTCATCGGAAATCACCATCGGGATTGCGAAGGCGGAAGGCTGGTACGGTCGGAACGGGTCCAAGTGGCAGACGATTGGGTCGCATATGCTGATGTTGCGGTCAGCCTCCTGGCTGGTCCGGACCCACGCGCCGGAACTGGCAATGGGCCTCACCACCCGCGAGGAAGCCATCGACAGCATTGATCTGGAGCGATCGCCCGATGGGTCGTTCGCCGCTGCGCCGGCCGTGTCCGAACCCGAAGCCATCATGGCCAGCCTCGACCCCCAAACCGGGGAGATTGATCCGGCGCATGTGCCGTGGATCAAAGGCATTGAAGAGTCCCAAGACCTTGGCGAACTGGCGCGGGTGCTCGGCGCCATGCCGCGGGATATCAAGACCGCCCTGCGGTCGGCGCTGGAGACCAAGCAGGCCTCGCTCAAGGCGCAAGAGGGGGCCGCATGACCCTCCCCACCGAGGACGAAGCCTATCGCGCCGGCTATGAAGCCGGGCGCGATGGCACCACCGACAGCAACACGCTCTTGGCTAACTTCGCCCTGCCCGCCCTGCGCGATGCCTGGGAGCGGGGCTATTGGGACGCCAAAGAAGGGCGGGACTCCGCAAATTTTGCGGAGTCCTCTAAAACAGCGAAAAACGGAGCCGCGCCATGAAGAAGAAAACCCAACTGCCCAGCCTGGTGTTTATTGTCCACGGCAAACTGTGCACCGATTCGTTGATCATCGCTCACGAATTTGGGCGCCGTCACGACAACGTGATGCAACTTATCGAGAAGCGATTAAACAGCAAAGAGGAAAAAATTCGAGCGTTTTATCTCCTCAACTTTAAGGAGGTCGATTACGTTGATCAGGGCGGCAGAACGTTCAAAAAGTACGTTATGACCCACCCCGGAGCGGGGGAACTGATCATGTCCTTCCAGGGCGACAAGGCAACGCTTGTGCGTATCCGTTTTCTGGACGAGTTCGCCCGCATGGATCGCGAACTAAAGCGTCTGGCCCGCAACCATTCCGACGCCGGATGGATCGAAGCCCGCGCCAATGGCAAGTGCATCCGCTCCACGCTGACCAGTGCCGTCCAATCGCTTGAACGATTGGCCGAGCAACAGGGCGGGAAGAAGGTTGACTCCCGCACCGGACAAGAAGGGCGCCACTACTACGAAACCACCACCCGGATGATCTACAAAGAGCTGTTCGGGGATGGCACCTTGAGCAAAGTTCGGGAGCGGTTGGATGCGCTGCATCTCACGTTCTTGTCGATCTGCGAGGAATCCTGCGCCCAGGAAATTGAACGGCTGTGCGAGCTGGGCATCGATTACCACACGATCTATGCCGAGGCGAAGAAGCGCGTCATTGCCACGGTGGAAGGGCTGTCATCCTCGCGCATTGCCAGCCGTCCAGAGTCGGTGCGGCTGGCCTGGGAGGCTCGGCCATGACCGCCCTTTACATGATCCTTTTCCGCCTGCTCCAGTGGCACGCGCTGCAGGTAGACCGCTCCCTGTTCTGGTTGTGGCTGCGCCTCACCGACGACGGGGAACCGTGCGAGCTGGAGGATGAACCGCCACCACGGGAAAACGTCGTGCACCTGCCGCGCCGGGAGTTGCATTGATGCGCTACACCACCGCGGGCTATGGGGACGAAGCCACGTTCCCGCCCTGCACCGGGCACCCGCTGGATCCGCGGACAGAGGAAGCCGAGCAGGCGTGCCCGCAGTGCGGCTCGACCGATCTGCTGGAAATCGATATGGGCTTGATGTGCGCCGAGTGCGGGGCGGTGTTTGATGCCTAGCGTCTATTACTGCTCACCAACAAACAGTACCCACTTTACGACATGCTGCGACGTGGCGATTCTCCCTCATCAACAAAAGTGCCCGATGTGCACAAAGGATATATATCCATTTTATGAGGGCATGACAGACAAAGAGCGTGACGAAGCGGCTGGAGGTTATTACAACCACAACACCGACATGGCCAGGAACTCACGAGCCAAATCAACAGCCTGGTGGCTGAAATGATCAATTGGCAGCGCGTTACCTTGAACCTCCGCAAGTCCTGCGGCTCCTTGTCCCAAGTCCACCGTCGTACGGGGGTGGATGTCCAGCACCTGCGCCGCCTAGCGCGCGGGGAGGTCAAAGACCCCCGCTTTACGGCGGGGGTCCGGTTGCTCGATCTTCACCTTGATGTGTGCCCAAACGAACACAGCCGGGAGAACCTATGGAACTGAACCCCGAATCCTTCGGTGATGCGACGTGCCCCATCTGCGGCATGAGAAGGGCCGATCCGAAGCACCGCGGCCGTCAGGGCGCGCGGTGCTCCAAGATCAGGCAACAGCGGGCCGTGAAGGCGAAAGAGGAAGCGGCCAGGAAGGTGAGGGGATGAAACTCGACCTTGCCGAAGTCCTGAAGCCCGCCCCTAAGCCCCTACCCCGGATTGAGTTCTACGAGTCCGGTGGCAAGTGGGTTGTGCTACTGATCAACCACAAAGGAATTGAAAAGGGCCAAACCTTTGACACCAAGACGGGCGCGCTTGCAATGGCAATGGAGTTCAAAGCCTTCCTTGATTGGCCAATCGTGAAGGTGGAGCGATGAGCGACAAACCCCTCCGCATCCTTTCTTATGGTGGTGGCGTGCAATCGACCACGATCGCCCTGATGGCTGCCACGGGCTTTATCGAGCGCATTGATCACGCTATCTTTGCCGATACCCAAAGCGAGCCCGAAAGCGTTTACCGCTACATGGCGTGGGCTGAGGCCGAGATTGCTAGATCGCCGCATCCGTTCCCGGTGCATCGCGTCACGCATGGCAGCCTTGAGGCCTCGGCGCTCGACATGAAGGTGACGGCGGACGGGCGCCGGTATTCGCGTGTCGATGTGCCGTTTTTTACACGGTCAGATGCGGGCGTTATTGGGAAGATCCCGCACCGATCTTGTACGCGAGACTACAAGATCCAGCCGGTGCAGCGATTAGCGCGGCAGTTGGCCAGCGTGAAGCGCGGGCAGAAATATTGCAGCGTGCACCAGCTCATCGGGATCAGTCGCGATGAAGCGCACCGGGCAAAGCCAGCGCGCGGAAAAAGCCCCGGCGCTCCGGTGTATTGGTTAGAGAATCAGTGGCCTTTGCTTGAACTGGGTTATTACCGCGGCCACTGCCTCGAGTGGATGCGGCAGCGGGGTTATCCCGAGCCGCCTCGCTCGGCGTGCGTGTTCTGCCCGTTCCATTCTGACGATGAATGGATTCGATTGCGGGATCACGAGCCGGTCGAGTTCGCGCGGGCCGTGCAGTTTGAGCGGGATCTGCAGGCGGGAAAAACCGCAACCGATAACTTCTCGTCTATCCCCTATCTGCACCGATCCTGCGTGCCGCTGGATCAGGTAGACCTAATGGCGTCAAAGACGGCCGGCCAGGTCGATCTGTGGGGGAATGAGTGTGAAGGATTCTGCGGGAATTGATATGACTGAGCACGTCCCCACCTACCGCGTCTCCTTCATTTCATCGCAAATCGAACGCGCCCCGCTGGGCACCCGCGGGCTATTCGTGGAGCGGGCCGGTCTCACGACTTCGCTCTGTGCCCAGACGGGAGCGGGGGTCGAGGTCATCCTCGTGCTGTCGCCCGAGGAAGCGGGGGCGTTGGGGGAGTTTCTGCGGGGGAGATGATTTAAGGGCAGGCGGCGTGGAAAGCAGACACTCTGCCAGCGTAAGCTGCTACGGCATAAGCCTTGCGCGTTGGATGGCGTTGCAAGTTATGGTCCCGGAGGACGACTCACAGGGATCGCTCGAATAGCCCGGAATAAGAGCCGCAACGTTCCCCGGAATGACCGGGAATAGCCGGGGTAGCGTCCGGCCCTGCCCACCAGACAGCAAAAAGCCCGCGTTAAGCGGGCCTTTGGCTTGGACTGATTCCCGAAGGAACCGCGCCCGATTGATGCTCTCGCATCACCCTCTCCGTCAGGTTAGGGTGTTGGCGCTGCGGTCAGGGACACCGGACAAACCAGGTATGTCACACAGCGACAACGAGCGAGGATTTTACACGCTCGTCACCGGATCGCAATAGTTCAGGTGAGATCAATTCTTTGCTACGTTAGAGCGCAGCCGGGGCCCCTTGGGGGGGGCATCCGGCCACTTCCAATCACTAGCCTAAGAAGGAGGCCAGCAAATGGCGCGTCAAAGCGTACCCAATCAGAATCACGGTGTCACTAGCAGAACACCGAAATACGAAATTGCCCAGATCAACGACATCGCGCTGACCGTAGATGTCTCCCTGCTGGCAAAGACCGACGAAATGTTCTTCAACGCCACCGAGATGGCGAAGCAATTCGGCAAGCGGCCGGATGACTTCTGGAAACAAGAGCAAAACCGCGAGTACTTGGCCGCTCTCGTTACCCCCTGAGAGGGTAACGAAGATGACTTTATCAAAACCCTTCGTGGTGGAAAATATCAAGGAACATGGTTCCACAAGGATCTTACTTTGCAGTTCGCCCGATGGCTTAGCCCTATCTTTGCCGTTCGTCTTGATCAATGGACACTGCGGCGCATCGATGAAGAACACGGCCGGCGCCAACAGCGCCGCGAAGCAAAAACCGGCTTCCTACCGATGACAGACGCCATTCTGCACGCTCATGATCCGGCCGAGAGCTATCACTTCTCAAACGAAGCGGACATGATCAACCGTATCGTGCTGGGAACGTCAGCAAGGGAGTTCAAAAAGGAACGAGGCGTCGAGTCAATTCGTGATGCCTTGAACGCCAAACAATTGGCCGCCATCAGCCGATTGCAGATCATCAACACCGGATTGATAGAGATTGGGCTGGAATACGCGAACCGAAAAGCCAAGCTGATCGAGTGTCATCAGCGACAGGTCGCTATTTAGAATGACACAATCAGGTCATTCTAACTACTCAAGCGCCCGCCTGAAACCCCAATCCAGCACGAACCACGGTAACCAGAAGGGCTTTTTCTGCACCCGAATCCAACACTCGTGCCCGGTCCCGGTAGGGACCAGGGCAGCAGTGCCAGAGCACCGGCCCCGGAAAAACCACGTTTCCACCCCGCCGACCAGCCGCTCGGCCGTCACGCTACAGCCCGCCCGCTCGCATAGCGCGCGGATCTCGGCATCGTTGGTGCCGTGCTGAAAGCGCTGATACTGACTGGGGGTTAGTGGGTACTTAAAGAGCATTTCTGCAGCCCGTTGGCTTCCAGCACCTCGGCCACATGCGTGACCGGATCCGCACCCTCAACACACGACACCACAGCCCCCTTCATCAGCTCCCACACCCGCGCTTCATCCAGCTTGTAATCCTCCCACGCGCCGCCCGCTTCCGGCGTCGGCAAAGCGCCCTGCTCGATTCCCGCCAACATCGCGGCGAACTCTGGAACGCAGAAGCTATGGCAAAGCCAATGCGTCGGCGGATTCTCGCCCGTCGCCGACAGCGGCACGGTGTATTCGTCCGCGTCAGGCGGACAATGGCCCATTGCGGCGGCGAGCTTGTTGGCGTCTGGCTTGTCTGCATCAGCAAAGATGAAGACCAGCGAATAATTCCAGGCACTCATAAAATCCCCGCCTTGGCCTTCAGCCATTTGATGATTTGGGCACTCTTGCTGCTCGGCGAGGCGAGATACACCCGCCCGTAGTCGGCAGCCGGGGTGTTGAGATTGGTCGCCCCGTTGAGCGTTACCGATCCCGTTTCGGTCACGGTCGCCCCGTCGTTGATATAGGTCACGCAGTTGCTCCCAAGGTTCGGGAAGGTCACAACAAGGTTATCGTCCGACAAATCCCGCTGCAGATACCACCCGCCATTGGCGCTCAGTCTCAGCACGGGTTTCAATCCAGTCGCGCCGCTTTGCACCGCGTGGTAGCCGCCCCCGCTCAGGTCGTTCTGCTTGCCAATCGGCTGATCCGGCCCGCTCACCGCCGTCGTGCCCGCCGAGTCTTGGAACAGCGTCAGCGCCACGCCCGCCGCAGCGGCGTTGGTGGCGAATTGAGCGTCCCAGGAGGCGCCGACTTCTTGATAGGCGGTCGCCGCGCCGGCCACTTCGCACTGCGCCAGCGTGACGGTTCCTGTGACGGTACAAACGAGATTACCAGCGGCAGGCGTGAACGTAGCGGTCACTCGGTCACCCGCCCCGGTGCCGACGAGCGCGCCGACGTAAGCGGTCGAGAAGGTGATGGTCCCGGTCCCGGTGAAGCTCACGGTCAGCGGCGTTGCGGTCACGCTGGAGACGGTCTGCGTGCTTAGGGTCGCGGTATTAAGGAAGCGGTTCCGCCGCAGCCACGGCACATTCTTCGCCGCCGCGTTGGCGTATTGTTCGGTCGTGAAATCCGCCCCGGCGATCTTCTGATAGCTTTGGTCGAGGGTAGAAAGCGGCATAAATGACGCCTGAAACACTTCGGTCGTGTCACCGGTCGTGCCGGCATAGGATTCTGAAATCGCCCCGGAGGTATACGCAGAGTTGCGATGAATCAGGGTCACGTTCGTCGCTGTTGTTGGCGCAATACAGGTCACAGACAATCGGTACTTGTTGTCTCCCAGGCTCTCAATGAGAGGGTTTGATGCTGAGTAATCGGTCCCCGCCGCGCCTGCTGTTCCGGTGGTTGGGTTATCCAGATCGAACCCTGCGCCGCAACTGACTGCAGCGGAAGCCCGATACCCTATAGCGATATAGCGCACCGTGCCCTTTCTCACGACAAAAGACACCCGGTAGGGCGTCAGTGCCGTGGTTGTTGCCACTTGGTTGATGTAATGGTGCGCTGTCGCTGCGGCGTTGGTCACTGCGTTAGCGGTTGCGGTGGTCGAGGTCTTTAGCCAGATGGCGTTGCTGAAATCCTCCGTATACGTCAGCAGATTGCGCCTCGGCAGATGATCCACGGCGCCCCACAGGCTGCTCGGGTCATAGATCGCGCCGCCGCCAGACTGCGCGACGGCTTGCTGCAGTTTGGTCAGCGTGAACTTCGGCCGCGCCGCTTTGGTGATCGGGCGCATGGCGGTCAGTACTGGTCCGCGTTGAGGGCCACGGTGAACTGCTGGGCGCTCGCGGGAGCGGCGCCCGCGGTCTTGACCACCAGCACCCCGTACAGATCGCCCGAGCCGGCCGTGGTCGTGAACGTGACGGGAAGGTCAATCCAGAGGGCCGAGCAACTATCCGAGCCGGTGCCCTCGGTGGCCAGCGCCGGGAAATCCAAGAAACCGATCCGGTTGGAGCGATCGGCCCAGAGTAGGGTATAGGGGGAATTGTCCGCGATCGGCGTCGGGGCGGTCTTGTAGAGGTACAGACGGCAAGCCATGCCTAAGCACGCGGTTGCGCTGTTGGTCATCAGCCGGGCCTTGGTTATCGAGCCCGCACAGACGCCAGGGTCCGCCATGCCGGAAAAGGTGAGAACCGCCGCGGTGCCGGTGTTGCCCAGCACGTCAGAGGCCGAGTAAGCCGTGGTGTCGCTGGGGCGGGTAAACGAGGTCTCGACGTTGACGCCGGTGAGGATCGGCGCGTTGTAGGTGGATCCGCAGGCCATTGGCGTGACTCCTTAGCTGTATTCGTTGGCGGTGCCAAACGCACCTTTCTGGTAATGGGCGTCGAGGCTCAGAATCACCGGGTCAATACCCGCGGTGCCGTCCACTTTCTGTAACCGAAACGCGAGGATGGTCGAGAAGGTGGCGCCGGTTAGGGTGATATCGACCAGCTCCTTGATCTGGTGCGTGTACTGTTCCTGACCCGCACAGGTATGCGTGACGGTCCCGGTGTTGGCCTCGGCGCCGAACGTCCCACCCGGTGACGCCCAGGTGTAGTCGAGGCGAAAGCCGACCGTGTTGCCCGCGGCCGTACTTATCGGGAAAGTGAAATGGACGTGAAAGTGAACCACTGGGTTGGGTAGCAGTTGGTGCGGAAGCTGGATGGTCCCGTGGCACAGATCGCCCCCATCAAACTGGTAGCCAAAGACGTTCCCGCCCCGAATGGCCACAAAAGTGGGTGCTGTGCCCCCGGTCGGCAGCGCGATGGCTGGGGCCGCCGAGTCATCCCATCGGTACTGTTGGGCGCCTTCTCCGGTGTTGGTGAGGATAGGCATTAGCTCAGCTCCGTCACGCGGGCCGCGCCCGTGGCGCTGGCCCAAATGCCATCGATGATCCCGGCGTAAACGGGGGAGGATGGCAGTTCCAATGTCTCGCCGCCGTTGAGCTTGTAGGTGAAGCTCGTAGTCGAAGCGGTCGCCCCGAACTTGAGATACAAAATCGCGGTGCTGTCATTCATGATGATGGCGCCCTTCCTTGCGCTGTTCGCCGCCAAGACCGTCACGCTCGAGGCCGAGCCGCTGACGTTGCTCAGGGTCGCCGTGCTGGCCGCAGGCAAGGAAGAAACCACAACCGCACCCGTCACGGTCGGGGTCGATCCCACCGTGCCGCCCGATCCGGCCGAGATGGAAAGGGTCGCCGTGCCCCCGGTGCCGCACAGTGCCGCGAGGTGCGTCTCGGTGGTGATGTCCCGCGCGAGGGTTTCGCACGAGTACGGATCGATCGGGTAATCCGTCACGGCTGCGCTGATCCCCGAGCCGCCCAGCTTCACGTAAGCCCGGCTCAGTCCGTAATTGCGCACGGTGAGGGTGTCCCCGGTCGCGGGCAGTTCCACCCGCGCGCTGGCGACGGTCGCCGACAGGCTGACCGTGCCAGTAGGCGTGTAGCCCTGCACCCCGGAGTCCGACGTGAGAAGGTGCCCGTCCGCATCGACGGCCATGGCTACCGGCTTATTAGTGCCGGCGAATACTCCCTCGTTAATCATGGCGTAACTCCTGCGGTGACGATGGGGGGAACCGGAGCGGGGGTGTTGTCGGCTTGCTTGGCCGCGTAGATGTAGGCGCACGCGATCGCGTAAGCGATCTGCTCATCGGTGAAGTATTGGCCTTCGACCGGCTCGCCATCAGGTCCGAGGATCTGCTCGTAAGTCTCGGGGTTGATGTAGGGCACCCGAATCCCCGGCGCTTGGACGGAGACCTCAAGATGCCGCCCGGTGGGCGTCTCGGAAACGAGCTGATCGGCTACGGTGATGCGGTCCACCTCCGAGAATTTCATCACGGGCGCCTGCCCGTACTCGTTCAGACACAAAATAGACTTGGCCGCGCGGTAGCGCTTAACCTGGCTGACTTCGATCTGCTCGGCATAAGTTGTTGGCATGGGGTACTCCTTGGTTATCCGATCTGCCCGCCCGTTGTCGTCCCGCCCGCGACCGAGCCGGGGAAGGTTACGCCCGCCGCATAGACCACGCTGTTATAGGCCACGGCATAGCGCGTGCCGGTGGCGCTCCCGGTCCACGTCACTGCGGGCAGAAATAGTGTGCCGTTATAGGCTGCCGACACGAAAGCGGACGAAAAGGCAGGGGTGCCAGTGAGGGTGACAGCCACCGCCCCCGGCGCCGCAATGCAGGCGGCCGTATCGACATAGAAGTGATAAGGCGCGTTGCCGACAATGGCGTAATTGCCGGCGATGAAAACCTGACTGCCGTACCGCGCGACGATCTGCCCATTGACGCAGGCCCCAAACTCTACCGTGTCAAGCGTGCAGCCCGCGTTATACATCAGGATCCCAGCCCCGCCGCTGGAAGCGATCCGCATACCGCGTATGCGGTAGCTCGCCTCAATCGTGTCCCCGGTGATGGTGTTCGTGCTGCTGGTCACGACGACATTGCCCGGCGTCACCAGATCCCCCTCAATCGTGACGGAATAGGCCGCATTGCTGCAGCCGGTCAGGCTGCGAAGGTAGAAAGCGGCATAGGTGCCGGCCCGGACGTAAATCGTCACGGTCTGATAGCCCAGGTCGAGCGTGCCGGCCACTACATCAATGGCGCGCTGGATGGTGCGAAACGCCCCGCCCGCCGTGTCGGCCAGTCCGTTATTGGCGTCATTGCCATTGGTGCGGACGTAGTAAGCCACCGGGGCCGTCAGGCGATACCGCACCGCGCCCAGTCCGCCCGGCGACACGTCCCCGGTCGCGGTGATATTGCCCGCCACTTCGAGCTTCTGTGTGGGGGTGGTGGTGTCACCCACCCGGAGGGCGCCATTGATGTACGCGTTCCCGATAATCTCAACCGGCAGCGTGGGCACCGTCGTGTCGCCGATCCGCAGCCCTGGCGCGACGATGGGCTTGTCACTGGCCGTCTTGGTGCTTGAGATGTTGACGTTGTTTTGCGCGCCGCTGGCCTGGTTGCTTTGGATCGCCAAATCTCCCGCGGCATCCTGCCAGATCAGGGCGCCGTTGCCGGTCGAGTCGATGGTTATTTCAGTGAACGTGGACGGAAACGCGGTGGTGTCCCCCACCCCCACAATGTTGTCTATGGTGCGGATTGTTACCGCATCAGCATCAGCCAGCACGCACTTATATACGGTCCCGTTGGCCAGCCAGATCGGCGCGGGTGGCTCGCCGCGCGAGTTCAAAACGATCGGCGCCGTGTGCGCGGTGCCGGTGCTGGTCTGGTAGACCGTCGCCGGTGTGGTGGTGCCCGCCAGATACCACGTCAGCGTGCCGCCCACGAGGGGCAGCACGTCGTCGCTGAATTGTTCGTCCTGAAAGACGGGAGAAAGGTTGTAATCGGCCATCAGCGGGTCATCCTGTTGTAAATCTCCGAGAGGATCCCGGTGCGGGCGCCACTCTGCAGGGCTGGCATCAAAGCCTCGGTTGACCGCAGGCGTCCCAGGTTCATCAAGCGGGCGCCCTCTTCGGGATCGATCAGGCCGCGCTGAATCATCCGCAGCACGTCCACTTGTGCGGGTTTGGTCGCGGCATCGGCCATTTTTCCTGGCACTGACTGCAAGATGTTTTTTGCAAAGCCAGCAAGACCGGTGCGGGTATTATCCCCCAGCAACCCGCCCATGATGTCGTCAGAGATGATCTGGTTGACGGCCAGATTCTGAGCGGTGGCGCTGTTCACGGGAGCGCCCCCGGTGGTCAGCACATTGGCCCGCCGCTTCTCTTCCTGCGCCGCTTCAAAGGCTGCCCGTTGCGGCTTGGAGAGCTTCGCCCCGGCTTTGCGCTCGGCGCCTGCGATGTCGATCTGGTCGAGCTTGGCCCCGGATAGCGTCCGGTCCCCGTACAGTTGATCCGCGTCGGCAATGTTGCGCGCGGTGTTTTCGCTTTTGCCGACCAATTCCCGCCCCAGCTTTAGCCGGCCCTCGGCGCGCGCCATACGGGAGTAGCGATCAAGGAAGGGCTTAAACTCAGGCACCGCGGCGATCAAGTCGTCATTCATCGCCGAGCGGATCTGCTGCCCTACTCGCTTCATGTCCGCCTTGCTGCCCGCGGTGGCGGTCAGCAGGTTTTCATAAATGAGATCGTCCAGGCTTTGGCGGTTGTTCCAGAGCCGGGTAAAGTTGGTCCCTTCCTCGACCCCCGCCGCAGTCTTGGCGATCAGGTTCTCCAGCTTCGCATTGCCTTGGTGCCGTTTGGCCAGGTCCGCAAGGGTGGCTTGTAACTTGGTGGGCGCCACAGGCAACTCGGCCGGGTCGATGCCCTTCGCTGCAAGTTGATCCTCAAAGGTCTGGCCGATGCGCTGCTTCACCATCCCGATGCGGTCGAGCATATCGGTGGTGCCCGCCTTGGGCGCCTTGTTCACCCGGTCGAGGGTGTCGCGGATGGCGCTATCCATCTGCGTAATTCGAACGGCGTTGACTTGATCCACACCCGCGTCAATGGCGGTCTGTGACGAGGGCAAGACTCGCTGTAACCGGGCAAGGCCTGGATCCTGCGTCACCTCGGCCAGCGTCGGCTTGGAGCCGGGGACCAACTCCCGATTGAAAGCCGGATCCGCCGCCCGTGCCGCTGCGGTGTTGGGCGCCGCGGCCTGCTTGTTCAGCACCCGCCCGGCGATCTTCTCGCGCCCGCCCGCGCTGAACGGGGCGGCCATGCGGCTGACCCCCGAGCCAACAGCCTGCGCGGTGCTGATGCCGACACCCGGAACCATCCCGCCGATGATGCCCGCCCCGATCTGCACCGGAACCGGAGCGCCCGCCTCGCGGGCAAGGTCGGAGGCACCCGAGGCGGACATGGCGGACAAAGCCTGCTTACCGGGGGCTGCGGCGAGAGTGTTTAGCCCGTTGGCGGCCATGCCGCCCGCAGGCGCGGCAGCGCCCACCATCCCCGCCAAACCCGCCCCCGAGGCTGCCCCCAGCCCGGCCGTCACCACCCTTTCCGCACCTGAGGCCGCTTGCGGGTTGATCCCGCCCGCCTGCAGCGCTTGATCCACATAAGCGCCGGTCGGCGGGAGGTAGTCCAGCGTGCCGGGGCGGATGGCGTTGACCCCTTTGGCAATCAGGTTCACCGGGGCGTTGATGGCATCCGCGGCCATCGTCAGCGGGGCGGATAACCCCTTCGCGGTCGAGCGAATCGCGGTCTGTGCGGTCGGGGACATGCCTGAGGGCTGGGCCTGCTGTTCATCCTCCCACACAAACCCCGCAGGCAAAGCCGAGCCACCCGGCGCAGGTTGTGCCTGCGCGTCTTCCCATTGGTAGCCCTGCGGCAGCATCACCCCGTTACCAGGTGGCGGTTGATCTGCCGCTTGGGCGGCCGGAATGATGGCATCGAATAAGCCACTCGCCGCTTGCTGGAAAATGTTGGGCGCGTACTTCTCGCGCATTCCCGCAACGTGCTGGGAGCTGCCCAAGTTCTTCATGACGCGCGGCACATATTTCTGTGTCTCCCGGTACGGAGGCACGCCCCCGTACTTTTGGACCGCACCGGCCCCGGCGTTGTAAGCCGCTGCCGCAAGTTCCGGTTTGCCAAACTGCCGCAACAGGTCGCCCAGGTGGCGCCCACCCGCAGGGATCGCTTTGTAAGGGTCTTGGAGGTCCGTGATGGTCTTCATCCCGTACCGGGCGCCGGTCTCTGGGATGAACTGCATCCGCCCGTAAGCGTTGGCCGGCGATCTAACTCGGTTGCGTAACGCATCGTCCTTGATGTGGCCGGTCTCAGCGTCCGAAATCGCCTTGGTAAAGCCGGGGGGTAGCCCGTTGACGCGATCCGCTTCGGCATACAGAGCCGCGTAATCCGGCTGCCCGCCCTGCGGCGTTTGCTCGTCTTCCCACACAAAGCCCGGAGGTAAAGCGCTCATTGCGGTACCAATTGCCCATTACGCACAATCATGCGCTGCCCGGTAGCGGGGTTGATTGCCACCCGGCCCTCGGGGAGTCCGCCCGTTGGGGCGGGCGCCTGCTGTTGGCCTTGCGCTGGCTGTCCACCCTGCGGCTGCCCGGTAAACGCCATCGGATCGGCGAACACCTCGGCCGGGTTCAGCCCCGCCTTTTGGGCGAGGGCGTCAAGGTTGCTCTTGCGAGCTTGATATGAAGACTCGTATTGCTGCATACGACGGCCGATGATGTTGGCGATCCCCGCTCGCGCATCGGGACCGAGCTTGCCTTCCTGCTTCAATTGCGAGTTCAGGTTGTTCAGCCATTGACTGAACGACGAGGCGCCCTGAATCGCGGCCAAATCGCCCTCACGCACGGAGCCGAGGTCGTCGAGGATGTTGGTCAAGCCGTAAATGATGTCCACGTCCGACTGTGGGTCCGTGCTTTTGATGGCACTCAGCACGGCATTGGCCTTGGGCAGTACGCGCTTGTAGGTCAGCACTTCCGGCGCGCTGTCGTGCTTGTCGATCAGCCAGCGGGCATCGCTGCGCTGCTGCTCGGTGAGCTGGGCTTGCCGGGTCTGTTGCTGCTGCTGTCCTTGTTGGGCGAGCTGCTGCTGTTGGTACGGGGTCGGCCCCAGCCCTTGCTGATAGGCGTTGATCTGGTTCGCCTTGCTCACGTCCCGCTGCATTTCCTCGTCGGGGTCTTTGTAGCCGCCCGCCTTGGCCGCTGCCATGATGTGCGGGAGCACATCCGGGTTGCCGGCTGCTTCCTGCAGTTGCCGCGCTACCTCGGGGTTACGCTCGCCCCAGGTCTTGGACCGGGCCATCAGGTAACCCGCCAAGGCTTGCGGGTTGGCGTTCGCTCCCATCGTTTTCATGTAGTGAGCCGCCCCCACGGCTTCCTGCTTGGCAATGTCGGCGTTTTTGCCCTCGTTCTCGATCTGCTTGCCTTGGGTATCAGCCCCGATCCGCCCGCCCTCGGCCTTGAGCTTGTTCACCTCGTATTGAGACTTAGCCAGCCCCATCGCGCGCTCAGGGTTGATCTTGTAGAGGGCCGCCAAACCTTGTTCTTGGTCGGGTCCGCCGAGGTTCGCCTTGACCGCTTCATTCCACTGCGATTCCTCTTCGAGCTTTTGCTGTTCGCGCAGGGCCAGTGATTGCAGCGCATCGGCTCGCGCCTGGGAGGTTTGCAGTTCTTGCATTCCCATCATGCCTGACAGGAAGCCGCCCGCGATGTTTGGCTGCTGGAAAGCGCCGGGGGGTAAAGAGATGTCTCCGAATGGCATGGTCTTATCCTGAGATGCTGCCGTTGCTGGTGTTCGTGTTGCCGCCGAAGGTGCCCCAGTTGTTGTTATTGTTTCCGCTGTTTGACTTCATCCACATCCCCGCAAGCCCCGCAATGTTGTTGCCGAGGCCCGAGAGGGCCGAGTTATTCATCGCGGCTTGGTTCCAGGCGTTCTGACTCCCGGTGGTCGCGCCCCCGGTGTAGGTGCCCACACGGAGCCCGGTGTTGGCCTGCTTCATCCCGGCCGCGCTTTTTGCTGCGTCATAGCCCAGCCCGGCGAGGTTCATCAGAAAGCCCTGCCGCTGCAGTTGGCTTTTCGACGTGTTGTCGAAGTTGGCTTGATAGTTCTGAAGCTGCTGCTGGTTGATCAGGTTCTTGTATTGCTGGGTGCCGAAGTAAAGCCCCTGCTTGCGCGACAGGTCCGCCTGGTCGGCGGCCTGCGCGGCGTTCCATTGGTTCATCATCGCTTGCCGGTTGGCGAGGTCTTGGCCGTAGGCGCCCTGATACAGTTGCCCCATTGCCTGCCGGTTGGCCGCATCCTGCCCATAGCGTTGGGCGTAGGCTTCGAGCATCCCTTGCCGGTTCGTCATGTCGGCTTGGTTCGCCTGGTTGTATTGCGTCAGCGCGGCCTGCTTCATCGCTTGGTCGCGGGCAAAGGCGTCCTTGTATTCGTTGGCCGCGTAGTCCTGGGCGTACCGCTCTTGGGCTTTCAGTTGTCCCCCGCCCAGCACGCCCCCGCGGGCGGCCGCTAACCGGTCATTGGCTTGCAGGCCTTGATTCAGCCGGAATTGATAGCCGGGGTCGTTCTGGAGCTGATCGCCTGAGTAACCCTGCAAGGCGTTGGTCAGATCGTAGCCGTACTGATCGCGGAAGTTGCCGGCGTTGTATTGCTTGCCCGCTTGCGAGAGGTCATACCCGACTTCATTCTTGAAGCGGGAGGCGTCGTATTCGGTGCCGACTTTCGAGAGGTCGTAGCCGTACTGATTCCGGAACCGGCTCGGGTCGTATTCTTTGCCCGCTTGCGTCAGGTCATAGCCATAGGTGTTTCGGAAGTCTTCCGGGGTCATCGAATCGTAGAGGTTAGCCAGGCTCCACCCCTCTTGCCCGATCGCCTTCCCGAAGTCCTCCGGGGTGTACTCCTTAAGAAACTGTTGCTGGCTGGTACCGGGGGCGAGGCCTTGCTGCTCGACGTATTGCTCCCAGTTGTAGGGAGTCATGCTGCCGTTGTTTAACTCGTCTCTCGCTTGCCTAAACATGTCGTAACCACCCCAGGCCCAGGGGTTGAGGTAGTTACCGATCATCTTGTCGCTGTTCTGCAATTCCTTGCTGGACAGGCCGACGCCCTGATTGATCATCTTGCGAGAGGCGCCTGCCGCATCTCCCGAGCCAGCCATTGACATGCCGGCCGCTGCGACCGATCCCACTGCACCAGCAATTGCTGCGAACGACACGGGTATTACTCCTGTTCAGCCGGCGCCAAGCGCCGGGCATCTTGTAACGGATCCACCACCAGCAGGTTCTCCAGGGCGGGAATATCGGTCATGCCCTCGGGTACTCCGTGCACCGTTATCCAACTGGTTTCGGTATGGCACAACACCGACCGCTGCGTCCCCGGCTCGGTGATCCAGATGCCGGGGGCTTCGACCTCGGCCTGTTTGCCGTCCTGATCCACCACTGTGCAGCGCCCGGTGAGGGCAATGGTGATGTGCCGGCTCTTGTGGAGCTTGGTCACGACACAGACGCCCGCGGGAACCGTGATCTTGCGCCCGTACACGCCGGGGACGTGGAAGTGTTCCAGTGGCGGGTCTACCTCTTCCAGTTCGCCCGCGGCAATCGCCGCAATCATCGCGCGCCCGAGGTCATTCGGTCCCGGCTTCGGGCGGAGGTCACCGCGTAGATACACTTCGCCTGGGTAGCAAAAGCCCATCACACCACCGCCCCCGTGGCATCGCGCCACAGTGAACCGTCGAACCAGATCGGCTTACCCAGATCGCTATCAAAGTACATCTGCCCGGCGAACAAGCCCACGGTCGGGCGTCCTACGGTTGGGCCTGCGGTGGGCAGTCTCAATGCCTGGTAGACCGCTTGGAACCACATCATCCACGAGGGCTGGCTGAAGGGGTCTCGCAGTGGCGGGGGGGGGATGCTCATGCTGTCTTCACCGTAGCCGCAATGATGGCAATCTTGACCGGATCCGAGACGCGGAGCTTCCAGGTGCGCCGCCAGGAGCGGCCCAGCCTGCGGAAGATCACGCGCCGGGTGTAATCGCCCTCGGCGCCAATTGCCCCGGTGACCGGCGAGCACCACGTATGCCCGGCATCATCAGACCACTGCAACATCAGCTCGGGCCCGACGACAGGGGCGGTGTCAAGGAAAGGCCCGGTCGGGACGTTAAAGGCGCCGTCATATTGCGCGGTGCCATTGGTAATGCGGATCTCGGCCAGGCTGCCCGTGAAGTACGCCACCAGATCAAAATTGGACCCGATCGTCAGCGGCGAAGCCGTGCCGAAATCGGTGGAAGCGGTCCAAGGCGTGCCCGGAACCCCGTTCAGGTAGAGATTGGTCACGCCCGCCTTCCGGCAAGCGGCGATGTGATGCCAGGCGCCCGCTGTGATGGTGGTTGAAATGCGGGTGCCCGATGCGAAAAACTTCAGCACCCCGTCCTCCACCAGCACAACGATGGCGGTCGCTACGGTGATGCTGCGGAAATCAAACACAATGAGCTGGCCCACCACCGATTCGAAATAAACCCACCCCTCAATGGTGTAGTCGCCCGTGCCAAAGCCGAAACTCGCATCCTCGGCCACGGTCAGCGCGCCGGAGCTACCCAGCAGGATCGATGAACCGCCGAACTTGGCGCGCCCGGTATCCGTCTGCACGGTGCCAACGGGCGTGATGACATGCCCACCGACCGCATCGGTGAAGATCACCCCACCCTCAGCCCCGTTGCCGTGGCAGAGTAGGACGACGTCGTCATAGAACGGGTTGGAGCGGTCCATCGTGCCGCCCCGTTCCATGTCGATCTGCACCGACTGGTAGCTAATGAGCTTTTCATCAGTCCCCAGCGTCGGGCTGACCAGCTCCCGGATGATGGTTGAGCCGTCATCGGTGTAAAGATCCAGCGACATGTTGTAAAGGCTGCCGTCAATTCGGCTGCCGACGACGTGCCGCCGATCAAAATAGGCATACGCAATGCCCCAATGGGCCCCACCGTCGCTCTGCCGCTCGTGCCAGGTCGAGGTCGTCAGGTCATAAACCCAAGTGGCCTCACCGCTCGGGAAGCTGATCACGTAGAAGACGTGACCTTCGGATGTGTAGCCGTAGGCTACTGCGTCATCCGTTCGCGGGTAGCGGGACCATTGGTATTCGACCGCTTCAGTGGATAGCCGCTCGGTCTGCGACCCCCCCGTGTTGGACACCACGAAGCCCGCACCCTGGGGGGTGGTGGCCAGCCAGATGATCTGATTGCCCGTCTCACCCACCTTGGCCACCGATGCCGGCGCCAGGCAGCCGAGGTTTGACACCGCCCCATCGACGCGCCGGAACACGGAATCGGGATCCCCGGCGTTGTAATGAAGCTCAAGCGTCTGTTGCCCGAACACGTACAGCAGGCCGAAGGTCGAGGCCACCGCGACGATGTTGTCGGGGCCTGCCTCGGCCGCGTTGTAGTCGAGAGCGTTCCATGTGGAACCGTCGTACAGCGAACTGTAAAAGTACGTATTCGTTCCCTGCGCGTTACAGATAAAGTAGCCGTCCAGAAAGCACACGGTATTGGCCACCGGCATGGTGGGAATGTCCGCAAACGTGTCAATGCTGGGCGTGTACAGGTGCCCGCCGATACCGTCCGTCAGGATCAATTGCGTGCCGTTGTGCGCCATCGAGACCGGCCCCACCGACGAGGCCAGTGTCCCCGCCTGGATGCGGGTGTAATCGGTCGCCACCTTGTACAGCTTCGGGCCGGCGACGACATAGAGATAATCACCCATGACCAGCATGCCGCGCACTGACGCCCCGCGCCTTTTCGGCGTGTTCAGCACCTTCAGCAACTCTAAGCCCGGCGTGCCCAGCACCACCGGGCGCTGATCGAGGGTCATGTGGGGGTACAAGTTCAGGTAACGAACCGCGCCAGCGTTGACACTGCGCCCGGTCTGCTGGCCGACAAAGGGGATGATGGGCATTTATGGCCCCGCGTAGACGATCCAGCGCCGGCCCTCGCCCGCCGTCCGCAGCATCGGATCCATCGCAATGGTGGGCGTGCGCTGGTTGATGCGCTTCAGGTTCCGCAGCGACTTCTCGGCCAAGCGCTTCAGGTCCGCCCCGGCTTCGATCTGGTATTCAGGCGCGAGCCGCAGGGCCAGGTTGTACCGGATGGCGTCAGCGTAGCCGGGTGGCAGACTGATGACGGAGTACAGCGTGTCGAAGCCCGTTAACGGCTTCTCCGCAACGGTGTTGATCGTGTTGCCCGTGGGGATCGGCCAGAGCCAGAGCTTGCCGAGCGGATAGTCGGGCTCGTAATAGCCGTAGATCGGCCAGGCGGTGGTCAGGGTCTTGAGCCTGATGGCCTCGTAGTCGTCCACCCCGAGAAGGGTCAGCGGGTAATCGACCGTCGCCACCCTAACCGTGGCCTGCAGCAAGCGCGCTGGGCGCGCGCTGTTGAACGTGCCGCCGATCCCCCACGTGTGCGGGTTGAGGCTGGCCGTGAGGGTGAAGGTCTCCCTCGTCGCGTGGTAGAGAGTAAGGCCTTCCGTGGCCCACGATTCGAGCATCCATTGGAGCGCTTCAAGCGCATCCTGCGACTCTTGGTCAGTGAGAGTCGTATTCCCCGTGAGTACGTTGAGCGGCCGTAACGCCCCTTTGATCAAGTCCAGTGCGGTCGTCATTTCCGCTCAACGCTCCCAGGTTATTTCTTCGGCTTCGGCGCGGGCGCCTCGTCCTCTGCGGTTAGGTCCAGCACGTCTTGGACGGGTCCAAGCAGTGCGGCTTCCTCTTCAGCGTCCAGCACCGTGACCCCCTTGCTCGGGTCATCTGGATCGGTGCTGACCCACTTCGGGTATTCCACAAACTCGGCCACGATCAGCCCTCGAAGGCCGTCTTGGTCGCCACCGGGCGGAACACGCCAATCAAGTAGGCTTCCGAGGCGGTCGGGGTGACGGCCGAGCCGGTGGCATTCACGAAGGTGACGGCCAAGGTATCCGCGGCTTTCACACGGGCACCGACAATGCCGATGCCGGCTTGAGCCGTGGGTTTATTGATCGAGACCACGAAGTCTCCGACTGCCAAGCCCGAGACGGTCAAGTCCTGCTCGGCTGTGGTGTTGGCCCCGACTTGCGCCGGGGAGAGCGTCACGGTGATGACGGAAAAGCCGCGCTGCTCTAGCAGTTTGGCGCTGACGATGTTGGGAGCTGCCATTTTGATGTCCTCAATTGATCCAATGCGGTAAAATACGCTTTTACCTAAACAGGGTTAGACGATGTTGGAATCGTTCGGTCTGCTTCCTCATTCCCACAAGCGCGTTGCGATTGGTGATCGCTTCGACCGCTTGACCGTTCTCGCCATCGGCAAGACTGCCGACAAGAAACCGGCCTACTACGCCATTACCGCCTGCGACTGCGGGCACCCGCCCAAGCGGGTGACGGTCAGTTCCCTTTTGCTGGGAACCTCCCGCAGTTGCGGGTGTTACGCCAAAGACGTGAACACCACACACGGCTGTTGCCCCAAAAAGGGCGCCAGCCCGCTTTACAACGTCTGGCATGGCATCAAGCACCGCTGCACCAATCCGAAAAACTCGAACTACCGTTGGTACGGTGGTCGCGGCATCACGATCTGCCCGGAGTGGCTGAACGTCGCGAACTTCATCCGCGACATGGAACCCACTTACCGGCCCGGTTTGGAGCTTGACCGCATCGACAACGACAAGGGGTATTCCCCCGACAACTGCCGCTGGGTCACGCACCGCACCAACTGCAAGAACACCCCGACCGCTCTGCTCATTGAGTACAACGGAGAGGCTAAGTCCCTTTACGAATGGAGCCAGTCCACCGGGCTGTCCGTGACTACGATCCGCGCTCGACAACGGTACGGGTGGAGCGTCGAAAAGACGCTGACCACCCCTGCCGATCCCAAGCGTGTTCGTTCCGGTCATATCGCTGCGCTCGCTAGGAAGCTCAGAAGCCTAGAGGCCGAACTAGCCGATTAGCTTCACCGCCAACTCAGGATATATTGCCTTCCACCCGTACAAGATATCAATACGGGTTATGTGCGTATCTGTCATAGCGTCATAATACCCTTTCACGATACGCAGGGACAAGCCAGCCGCCTTACTCGAAGCCCTCGCAGACTCCCCGTTACCTTGCGGCAATGGCAGATCGGCGCAGGCCAGCGTGTAAGCGTTGCGATGGAAAGCCAAGTTGACCGGGTAGCTGTTGGTCGCCCCATAGCCTTGCAGCGAGGTCAAAGTCGCGTTGTTCACGAATGCGCCGCTGGAGGCGTAGACGTTCTGGAACGGCCCAGAAAACACGGGATACGGCAAGATTTTGAGCGACGTTCCACCCGAGGTATAAGCCTCGGTGACAACGAAGTTCTTCAGCACGCCAGTGGAGACCCGCGACTGCGGATTGACGGCGTAGCAGTCGGAGAACGTCACGCTGGTCCCCGCCGACAGGTTCGCGCCCAGGCTGTTGATCGTCAGCGTAAACGGCGTGGTTGCGTCGGATTGAACCGTGTTGGCCCCACCCTGCACCCCGTTGATGGTGTTGGTCTTGGCGCCGCTCAAAGCTGTAGCGTTATGGGCGATGACGTTCTGATCCCGCACGAAGTTGAAGCCCAGCACCGAGTCTGCCACGTAGCCCTTATCGAACTGCCGCGAGATTTTCGTGGGGTTGTTGAACAGCGAGCTGTGCGCCTGCACGATGCCGGTGTTCGTCGCGGGCGAGATGACGCAATAACGGTCCTCATCCATCGGGGCCGCTTCCTCATCGAGCCTCTGCCCAGCCGCCAGAATCGCCGCGATCGCCTGCGCGCTGGTCGGGGTGCCGATCAGTTGGCCCGGGGTGCCGACTGCGTTGTGGGTGTAGAGCGACATCTGGCTCAGGCCGTCATAGTCGATTTTGTTCGCAATCGCGGCCATCGCGGGCGCGATGATCCTCTGTTTGAAATCATCCATGCTCAACGCCAGATCGGCGCTGGTGAACGCCATCGCCACATTAGCCTGCGTGGTCAGCATCACCGGAACGTAGGTTTCCACCGAGGCCTGCGGCTCGATCACCGGTCCGGTCCCGACCGTGTAACGGGTCGGTTTGCGGACGTTCAACGTGGCGCCGATCTTGGCGCCCGAAACGGCGAATTGGTCGTCATAGGCACGGTTGACGTGCTTGCTGAAGCCCAACATATTTTCGAGGATCTCAAGAGCCTCAAAGGTAATCTTGCTGGTAGTGAGTAATGAATTAGCCATGATCGTGTCACCTTACTTGCGGGCGGAATGTTTCAACGCGCGCCACTTGTCGTAGTCCCCAGCCTGCTCCAGCGCTTCGAGCTGCGCGTCGAAGTTGACGGCAGGCGCCGCACCGGACCCACGGAGCGGGCTGATCGGAGCGGGGGCTTTGGATACAGGTCGGGGCGTGGCGGGCGGTTCTTGGGGCGTCAAGGTGCTGATGAGCTGACCGAGGCGGACGGCTGCGTGCGCCGGGCGCATCCGCGCCAGCGCTTGCAGTTCTTGCGGCGAATTTGCCAAAAGATAGGCAAGCTCTGGGCCTTGCTCGTGCGTGGCCAGGATCTCGACCACGCCGGGGTTGCCCTGAAGGAGCGGCGCAAGCCGTTCCCCGGTGACGACCTCGTTATAGTCGGGATGGCGGGCGCGGGCTTGGTCTTCCCGAGTACGTATCTCGGCAACGGTCCGAACCCGTTCCTGTTCGGCTTGGAAGGCAGCTAACTCCTGGCGGGCTTCATGCCGTGCCATGTCGCGGAGGTAGTTTCTGTCCAGCTCCCCGTCTTGGTAATTCTCGGGCGAGGGAGGGCCGCCCGATGCCTGGGCTTCTGTTGGGGCTTGCGAGGGTTGCCCGTTTCGCTCCAAAAGCGCTAGGGCGCGATCCAATTGCGCCTGCATCGCGTCGGCCCGCCTTTGCGCATCGCTGCGTTCGCGGACTAGCTCATCAATCCTTTTCTGCACTCCACGGGGTGGCTTGGCTTTCGCTTCGGCTTCCGTGGTTTCCTCAGTGGACGATTCTGAGTCTTCCGGTTCTTCGGAAGGGGTTGCGTCCGGTTCGGCCGGCTCGGTCGGAGTTTCCTCGTTCACGGTCACGAGGCTTTGCGCATAAGCCACTTGATCCGCGGGCGTGGTCACGACGATTCGAGGGGCTTCCGCCCCGTCTGATACGGGTAAGGTTTCAGTCACATGGTTCTCCAGCGAAGGGAGTAGCGCGCCTCACGGCGTGGGGGAGCCCGGTTTGTGGTGATCCGGTAACACTCGCGCGATTTATATCACACCTGGTAGGGGAATACTCAATCAGCCACTACATCTAGTGGTTGGCGGTTTCCATCAGGCAAAAAAAAGCCCCGGAGGGCCGGGGCTCAACTCATGTAAGGAGAAAAACGGGGGTCTTGATTCTACCC